ATTTAATATTTCACATTCAATCTTTCTTCACTCGTGTAAGCCACTACAAACCCAGTTTCATCATGCTGTATGGTGATGTACTTTTCACCCCTCTCTATAGTAGAGAAGTCATAAGGGGTTACCATCTTACCTAACACTTTGCCCAGTTGCTTCATCAGTGGGGCTTCAGGGCTGATAACTAAAACTAAATCTGCTTTCATAATCGTGTATATTGTGGTAGCCATAAGGCTACCGGATTAGAACTCAACCAATATCAATCTTTCTAAAGAACCTGATGCTTTCACCCACATATGATTATGTCCGAAACCATAATCGAAAAACAGTTTAAAATAAGAGTATCTTACTATTAAAGAGTTCATACAGCCTCTTAACTCGTCTTCTGACATACAAGAAGTTATTTCATTGATAATTTGAACGAAAAGGTGTAAAACTTCTGGTTCATTATTCAATAACGGTTTTTCTATAACTGCTTTTAAAAATATATTTTCTTTCATATCCTTCTATATTGCGCAGGGCTTTCGCCCTGCCGATTTATGTTAATGCGTTTTATCCTCATGTAATAACTCGCAGTAAACTGGTGTTGTGGCATCTGTGTGCTTATTGGCTATAAGAACCTCATTACTATCCCAGTTAATATATACCTGTGTAGCAAATGCACCGAAAAACTGAATTTCTTTCGTGCCAAACAATACCACCGCGTCATCATTTACATTTGCAAGTGCTGCAATTAATTCTTTCTTGGTCATATTCTTTTTTGTTGCGCAGGGCTTTCGCCCTGCTGGTTATTATGCTATCTTTAGCTCTTTAAGTCTCATATCTACCAATGATTTCAGCTTGCGAGTATCAAATAGTGGACTTCTATACCCATCTTTGATAAGCTGTATCATTTCTTTATAACCAACCTTACATACAACCTCTGTCTTCATGCTGTTATCATAAACAGCATGAAGACAGAGGTTATTGTGAATGCCATTGTTTTGTAACCTTTATCCTTCTTCATGATAGATGCAAACAAATACATATATACAGCATTTTTCATGCTATTCAAGGCATCTTCTTGACTGGCATTTACCTTTCTACCACCTAAAAAGTCACCACATTCAATTTCTTGACCTTTTTTGATAATAGACAATGTACTGATGTACATTTTAATATCTGTTGCTTTCATATCTTCTATGTTTTAATTGTTAGTAATATTGGTTTCTTTTATATAGCTAAGATACTGATTATTAGCGATGTGTGCAAATATAATCGTCTGATTAACAGTGAGTTAAACTTGGTTTAACTTAAAATTGGATATTGACATGTTCATTTCAGTCGCGCTTTGTATGAATACCGTCCAATGATATGTGCAATGCTTTTTCATATATCGACTTATCACAATTAGAAAATAATCGTTAACTTTGTTCATACTTTTAAAATTATAGGTGCATGAAAAAAATTGTGACTTTATTTGCAACCGTGCTTCTGTTATACGGTTGTGGAAGTGTTCCTTTGACAGGCAGGAAACAGATGCTGCTTGTATCCGACTCCGAAGTGCTTTCATCAAGTCTGACCCAGTATTCGGAATATATCAAGTCGGCACCGATATCAAGTAACGCGACAAAGAAAGCGATGGTGACACGTGTCGGAAAGAAAATAGCCGCTGCCACGGAACAATACTTGGAAAATAATGGAATGTCCGGTGAGGTGAGGAACTTCTCATGGGAATTTAATCTGGTTAAGGATAATCAGGTGAACGCTTTCTGTATGCCGGGAGGCAAAATCGTTGTGTATGAGGGACTGATGAATCTGGTTTCCTCTGATGACGAACTGGCTGTAGTTATCGGACATGAAGTGGCGCACGCTGTGGCCAAGCATAGCAATGAGCGTATGAGTCAGCAGCTGGTTGCACAATACGGAGCGAAAATTTTGGGGGAGGCTCTCAGTGGAAAGTCCGCCGCCATACAGAAAGCCGGGAATATAGTCTATGGTCTTGGAGCACAATACGGTGTGATGCTTCCATTCTCACGCAAACATGAAACCGAGGCTGACTATATGGGGCTTATTCTTATGACGATGGCTGGTTATAATCCGAATGTGGCCGTCACATTCTGGCAGAAGATGTCGGCGGGCGGATCGGGTTCAGTGCCAGAGATCATGAGTACGCATCCGAGTGACGCAACACGTATTAGTGACATAAGGAAACATTTGCCGGAGATGAAGAAATATAAGTAAACTTTAGAAAGTTACTGTAAAGTATTTGAAAAAACTTTAGAGAATGGTACAAAAAGGCGTGAAACCAAATGGAATCACGCCTAAATTATAATAAAACTCTTAAAAAGGTGTACATAATTACCAATCCTTAATTCTCTAACATCAATCATAATAACGCTGCAATCTTACGCACCTTATTAATTCTCTCCATAAACCTGTTGTCTTTTTTTGCCATTTGCAAATTATAAGATGTTTGCATTTTGAGCAAAGGTTCCGCATCTAAATCTAACGCGGCTTCTAGGAGCATAGCATATTTTGTATTTAGTGAACGCTTTGCATTCAGAATTTCATTTAATACAGTATAAGACACACCCATCTCTTTAGCAAGTTTCTTTTGAGAAATACCCCTAAATTCAATTTCATCTTTTAATACTTCTCCCGGGTGTGTCGGTTCAAAAGGAATTAAGTTATTAGCTATCATTTTAGGGTCTACGCCATCTATTTTAATCATAACTTTCTATTTATAATGGTTAGACAATTCAATTATATTACAGATGGTAGTCACTACTTCACCTTGCACCTCTGTGGTTGTAAATTCAATACGATATTGATTGTTTACTCTAACAGAGCAAAAGTCCTTTTTGTCCCCTGATAATTTTTCAAAACTCAGCCCATTGTATTTACAAAGTGAAGTTACATCAGGGACACTGATTATTATATCTATACAACGTTTATATCTACGTACGATATCAGGTTGAAAACGATGCTTTTTATCATTCGCCTTTCCAAACTCATACAATTCTTTCAGATACTCTTTATCAAACGTTACTACCATCTCATTTGTTTCTTTAATGCAAAGATAGCATTTTAATTTTATTCATTCGCATTTTTGCGAATAATTTTCTTAAAAAAAAAATTAGCGACAACTCCAAAGAATCACCACTAACTATTCTATTTTTCTTATCACAAAATTGTGAACTACCGCTAAAGTAAAGATTTAGGGGGCTTCAAATACGATTTTCAATAAGCCAAGAATGCTGGAGCCACGCAAATTTGGCATAAAGTCTGATTGGGAGCTTTCATAGAGCTATATTTCCCATTAAGTGCATTTCTTTTTAAGTATTTCAACACATTCTTTATCCCATCATCGAAACCATGCTTATACCCTTTAGCGTATTCTCCAATGTTATATACCGCCATTGCCAACATAAACAGGATAATACCTAAAGCCTTATGCCAGCTAGGCAACGAGATAGAAAACGGTTTAAATGTAATTGTTAGATCTCCGACCCATAATAGGGCGATAATACATATGATTGTAAATATAATTGTTTTCATAATCAATATTTTTTTTCGTTCAACTTAGGTCTTAATTCGTTATATCTTTGTTTCTGCTCAATATGCCATAGCAAATCTATGTCAAGATGTTTGGCTAGTGCAAAGATTGAAAATATCATCTCATTTACAATCGTAGAAAGATACTGGTAATCTACAATTGGTTTGATAAATATGGAATATATCGCTTCCGTGAAACTCAATTGGCTGTACATGCAGGCAATATCATCTATATATTCGGAGTTAATATCATTACTAGCAGATTCAAGGCTTATTCCTCGAAGTCCTGCAAGGTCAAGCAGACGTATAACCGCATCGCTTAGTTCGTCTGGAAGTGTATTTTTTACATTTTTTTCAAAGGAACACTTAAATCGCTTTTCTTCTTCCACTAATGCAGGATAGCGATTATAGTCCATTTCAAAACGTGATTTACATTTCTTTCCTAATCTTCCCTTTCTATCTGCTTCCACAGCTTCCATAAGATCGGAAATGATAAGGCAAAGGAAGTGTTCTTCACTAAATCTTTTATCGTGGAAACCATGCTCACAAGCTGTTTTGTAAGCTATATTCCGTAGTTCGTTCAAATTAATATTATTCATAAATTTACTCCCTATCTGTTAATCAATCAGTTCAAATTTATATACGAAAACATAAGGATTGGATTCCCATGTACCCTTGCCTGATACTTTATCTATGAGGGCTGCAAAGGCTTCACGGGGTGTATCAAATCCATCGTCTTTGTTTCCCTCAAATTCATAAAATATAGATGGTGGAAACTCATCATCACCCGAATCTTCATATACCCCTTCTTTCAAGCAATCTTCATCGCTAATGTCCTGTAAACGTTCAATCTTGAGATTGGTAATTCGGATATGATGTATCATGAGGTCAGCGCGGACAAACATCTTATTTTTAAATCCTGCCCCACAATACTTTTTGTTAATTGTTGATGAATCTACAAAGAAGTCATTAGGGCAATTCCCCGCATGAAATATGGTTTCATAGCTTTGCGCAATGGCAACAACTTCACCAACCTTATATCTAGACAAATGAATTTTATCTTTACAATATGTAAATGGAACAATTCGTCTAGTTATTGTCTTACGACCATCCAACACCGCTTGTGTTAATCCAAATTTATCATTGAAAGATATCTTTTTCATATTTATATCAATTTTAATGCTTCCTGTAAACCTGATTCAAGTGCTTCCTCGTAGGTATTATAACGGATAATAGGTCTGTCAGACAATCCTACTAAATCATGGTTAGGAATTGTTAGTATATCATATATCCAATAATTTCCATACATATAGGATATTTCGATATGCAGGTTCTTGGTTTCACGTATCCACTTCTGGGCAGCGGATTGCAGAGGAAATTCTATATCTGCAAACATACCTTTCTCTTTAAGCAGTTTAGCAGTTTCTAATGTTACAAGTTCTTCGGTCATAATTTTATTCTCCTTTTAGTTCATTAATTAAAGCGCCAGCACAAGCAATTGCAAACCGGGCAATGCCTTTAGGTATTGTATGTTTTTCTTCCTTCTTGTAATCTGCTTCCGAACAAGCGTAACCAACTACTGTATTGTCACTTAAAATCCCTTGCATGGCTGCTTTCGCCAGTTCATATCGCCTCTGTTCCCAGTCGATAGCTGAAAAATCAAGTTCACATTCCTTGAAAACCATGTTATCGCATACATATAAATAATCTTTGCTATGTTGAGAGTTGATGTTTAATTGGGGAGTTACATCTACCAAAACTCCTGTTGATTTTACTCTTGCTTTCATTGTTCCTCCTTTGTTTTAAAATGTTCAATCAGTTCGTTTACGGTAGCCTTGTGATAACGTCCTGAAATAATGGTTGCATTATCCCAATTTTCATCCCAAAAGAACATAATGTCTTTTGGCTCTATGAAATAATGATCGTTACCAATAGAATCGTCATAAGAAATGCTAAGAATGGAATCTGCTATAAACCACTGCATGTAGTTACTATCATCCCTTAATGCGGCTATAGCCAGGAAAAGTTCTTCATTCGTTCCGCAATCAATACGTCCTTTCTTAGTGACAGTATCTACATTATATATCACTCCATATAAATTACCATAAGACGTTATAATAGCTTTTCCTTCTTCGATACTTTTATGACTTCCCTTTCCGTCATAATTATGTTCATCTAATGTTGTATTACCAGAATTAAGTATGTTATAACCCAACTCTTCCATCCTTCTCCGAAGCTCCTGTGTATTTTTGCGTATAAAACACGGTGTTGTAAATCCCATAGTTATTCCTCCTTCCCAACTTTAACATATCCGTTTTCAATGCACCAACACAACATATCGTATGCTGCATCAATGAGTTCTTTACTTTCTGTAATCTTTATTATTGACCTAGAATAAGGTTCCATATACAAGCATGTATAGCTATCTGCAAGTTTTTGGATGGTAAGCACTTGATTGCCGATGAAGCAAGGCAGCTTATCGAGAATATCCTGCAAGGTGTAAGTTTTACGAGAATGGTCGTAATTCGTATCGGCATCTAGAGAGACTACAATCATGTTGTCTGAATCTGATTCATTCCACTCGAAACACATGCTTCCATCGCTCGTATCAAACCCAATCTTCTTCAAATGTTTCATCTGTTCAACTGATAATACCTGTTTCATTTCTTTTCCTCCTCTATCTTAATCTCCGTTACTTTACCACGATTGACAAAGTAGAGACAACCCATCACATCGCACAGATATGCTTCATTCCTCATCTTACACTTATTGCATTCCTTACGCAATGAACATTTACTGCAATCAAAATTAATACAGGACGCATCAATCAGTTCAACCATTTCATGGAACACCCCGTCTATTATTATTCCGTTCTTTACTTCCATACCGTTCATTCATTAGAAGTTACACCCAAGCACAATACTTTGCTAGACACGCCTACATCGTCAAATTCAAGAATTAAATACTCTGTATCGTAAGGATAAGGGTATCTGCAATTTTTCAATTCCTCATCCGTCAATTTGCGTCTGACACGCATCTCGATTTCAAAATCATCGGGAAGGTTCTCTATGATTTTTCTAAGTTGTCCTACGTTCTTTATTTCCATATAGTCTAAGTAATTTAATTGCTAATAGAGGTTTTTTATCTCCTATTTGATTGATTAGCTTTGTTAATTTGTCCACTCTGCCATAGTGTCTAACGCAAATAGCATTTGCCTTCATCGAGCGTCCTAATCCGTATAAATACTCCATGTGTGCATTTATGCGGATATTCTTCATTATTTTTTTTGCTTGTCTTAATTTCATCATTCAATCTCCTTCTATGTTGTATTCCAAATAATAGAATACTCTTTTAGTTGTTATTAACTTTATAAATCAATCTCTTACATAATCTTTTCACAAAAGAAGAAACAATAAAAATTTCCATACGACTTTTATTAAAAAGGTGGAAAGTATGTTTTTCCCCCTAAAGGATTAACTATAAACTCTTTCCGATTAATTCTTATACGCCATTCAAGCGTTTTCATTCTTCTCATGTGTTTCTTTACTGGCTTAGTTGAAGTAATCCGACCTAAACACTCATTGTAATCAAATTTTAATTTGTTCCAATAATGAAAGTATCTATTATTATACATATTTTTATTCTTTAGTAAATACAGGCGAAAATTCTTGAATATACCCAGTAAGTTCATCTACATGTTTCCTTAGCTTGATATTAAGCAACTTTAATAGATATATCTCCCTATATGCTTCCGCTAAGCTAATGGTTAATTCTTCCTTATCCATATCTCAATCTCCTTTCTCTTTAATCCGTTCCAGTACATCTCTGTTGGCTTCTAGTATATCATCGAATGAAGGTATGGGCATCCACATGTCACATTCGTAGTCGTTCCAATCCTCAAATTCAAATCCTCCGTCTGTCGCAACGTATGGCGATCTCCCGGTTGAAACAACGATATAGCCACTAACAATCGCTCCATTTGATACCATTCTGCAAAGGACAAGCTTATTTGGCTCAGGCAACCGTTCATTAACGCTTATCCAAGGAGATTGCTTTGACTGCCACTCTGCACCACATTGAAAATCTTCCATACTATCAGCATGACGTGAAACGTAGGTATCCGCGTCAACTTCTTTCAGAACGTCTTTTCTGAACTTCGTTTTATTAGTAGCATAATCGTATGCCGCTTCTTCTACTGTCTGTTTCATATCTGTTCCCGTTTTGTTCCTTATTGATCAATTACTTTTTTCAATTTATTAAAAGCCTTCTCTTTATCAAATCTAATCCCATCTTTGAACTCCAATATCAACTGCCAAAGCTGGTTTTTGTAAACATCACCTGCTTTATAGTCAGTCTTATAATGGCATTTCTGTGTAGTGGTTATTTCCTTAAATATATTCGTTGCATTAAGATATGTGGCTCCCCATTCTGTGAGTTCTACACTAACGATATCATTCAAATCTATTTCTACCATAAATATTCCTTTCTTTTATTATATATTGCAATCTCCACATATATTCACAAGGGAATCAAATTCTTCTCGTGAATATTCAAATCTATTGATTACGATTACCTCGTTACCATTTTGGTCAAAATAAACTCCATCATTCATTTCTGTTCCTTTATGTACTTTTACACATAGAACAAAATCTAAACCTTTTGCAATCCACAGCATTCCTGTGATATCTATCTGCGCATGCAGCAAAGAAAGTGCAGTTATGACAATCTCTTTTAAATTTTTTCTTTTTCTTTACTTTAGGATATTTCATTTTTCACTCCTTTCTATATCGTTATTAGTTAATTGGCAGTTTCATAAAGCACATCCAATGAGTTTTAGATGCTTTTCCGGACTTATGCCCGAATAGCGGCCGCTCATTGATTATCTCCAATATTCGTCTTACAGGAATACGAGTTTCGTTCCATTTGAAAATCAGCACTCCGTTCGGTTCAAGCACTCGCATACATTCGCTGAATCCTTTCTTTATATCTTCCTGCCACTTAAACCGTCGAAGCGTTCCATACTTTTGAGCCATATATGCACCCTCGTTCGCATTATCAAGGTGTGGAGGATCAAAGACTACAAGTTTAAAAGAACTGTCCGGATACGGCATTGCTGTAAAGTCGGCAACCACATCAGGATGGACTTCCAGCTTACGACCATCGCATAAAACATATTCGACATCACGAATATCTTGGAAGAGAACGTTTGGATTCTTCTTATCAAACCAAAACATTCTACTGCCACAACAGGCATCTAATATAAGTTTTCCATTTTCCATTAAGCTATTTCTTTTGATTTCTTCAATCTCAACTTTCTCAATACTTTGCAAAGTGCTTCAGTATTTTTTCTCGCTTGTGTAACCTCCACCGCATTTCCGATAAATTTCTTTTGGTCAGCTTGTGTGCCTATTAAAACATAATCTTCAGGGAATCCCATAATCTTTTTGAGTTCCGGAATGCGAAGCATCCGCATTTTAATATCCACTATGCCATACAGTGCCATGAACTCCTTTATCT